ATAATATGTTACAGAACTTAACAAACTTTTTCAATCTAATTGCTAATAGAAAAGTTAGATCAACAGCAGGAAATGATGATCTAATTGCACTTGGTGTAAGAGACTCTAGAACACCTGGTGTATATCAACCATCAGCAATTAGAGTTGCAGATCTTCAATCTCAATTTGATGGTGCTGTACAAACTACTGGTTTGTTAATTGACTTTCAAATTCAGAAAGTTTTTAATACAGCATCTGCTCCAGCAACTGGTAACATTACTAATGATCTTACTAATGCTAAGTTAGGTATTGTACAAAAGATCTATCATAATAGTCTTATTGCACCGTCAATGCCAGCAGGTTGGGTATTAGTAGGTGGTGGTATTTATGTACCGGGTGTACTCAATATTATCTATGCTGAATGGTGTGGTGGAACAAGAGTAGAATACTGGGTTACACAATAACATTTAGATCATGTCAAGAGCGTATCAATCATCCAGGTTAAAGATACCTGCAAAGCCGTTTATCTCAACATGGAATACGGCTACAACATATACTGGTTCTACAGCAAATAATCAGATTAGATTACCTCTTATTTCTACTGGTACATATAAGTTTACAGTTAATTGGGGTGATAGCACTTCAGATAATATTACTACTTGGAATCAAGCAGAAGTAACGCATACTTATGCTGCACCAGGAACATATACAGTTACTATTACTGGTTTTATTAAAGGATGGGACTTTGCAGGATTTGTGGCAACGCCTGCGGCTGTAGTTAGTGATAGAAGAAAACTTACTTCAATTACTCAATTTGGTTGTCTTGAGTTTGTAACATATTCTACTTCAACATTAACAGCAGGAGCATTTTACCAATGTACAAACCTTACATTAAACGGTTTACAAGACTATCCAAACTTTAAGAACTGCACACAAGTTACAGGATTCTTAAGAGAATGTACAGGATTAGCAACTATTCCAGGAGTAAATAAATGGGATGTATCTAAAATCACATTCTTTAGAAACTTCTTTAGAGAAGCTATAAACTTTAATGATAACATAGGTAATTGGAATACTTCTAAAGGTGAAGATTTTTCGGTTATGTTTCGAGGAAGCAGTTCAGTTTTACCATATGGTTTATTTAACAATGGTGGATCTGATAGTATAAAAAATTGGGATATGTCTAATGCTAAGCAAATATCTACAATATTTTTTAATCAAAGATTTTTTAATCAAGAAATTGGTAAATGGAATATAACTAATAAGTGCACTGATATATCATATTTTGTAGGATGTTTTAGTGCACCTGGTTCATTTACTAATGCTGGATCAGACTCAATTAAAAACTGGGATGTATCTAATGTAACTACAATGGAATCTGCATTCCAATATCAAAAGTTCTTTGATGTTGATTTATCAAGTTGGAATACAGCTAATGTTACAAGAATGAACTTTATGTTTTGGGGTAATTATATTGATCCTGGATCATTTAATAATGCTGGAAATCCAGGAATTGGATCTTGGAACACAAGTAAAGTAACAACTATGGCTTCAATGTTTCATGGTAATAATAAATTTAATCAAAATATTGGGGCATGGGATGTTTCTAAAGTTCTTGATATGACCTACATGCTAGGTAGTAGTACACCGGTTCCATCACCAATGATATTTAATAATGGCGGTTCACCATCTATAAATAATTGGAATACAGGATTAGTAACAAATATGGGTAATATGTTTAGAAATAATCCAGGCTTTAATCAACAGATTGGTAACTGGAATGTATCTAATGTAACATCATTTACAAACTTTATGCAACCACAAACATCAGCTAATTATACTCCAGCAAACTATGATAATTTACTAATTGGTTGGTCATCAAGACCAGTTAAACCTAATATTAGTATTAATATGGGATCATTGAAATATACTGCAGCTGCTGTTGCTGCTAGAGCTATTCTTACTTCAGCTCCAAATAACTGGACTATTGCAGATGGAGGTTTACTTTAATAAAAATACTATGTATTATTTAGCAACAAATGAAATAGATGTCTTTCACTATGGTGAATTATTTGAAGAAGCAAATGTAACAACTGGACAACCAAAGTTAGATTACTTTGAAACAAAAGAAGATCTAGTTGCAGCATTGGCAAGTTATAATCAAGAGTTTATTGATCCAAATTTAGAAGAACTAAGTCAACCTCCTCTACCAGAGGAGTAAACTAAACAAACTCAAAGTCTTAAGTAATTAAGACTTTTTTTGTTTTTACAGAAATTTTTAGTATATTATACTATACTATATATTAAATAGATCAGTCATGTCAGTTGGTAATATAAACTCATACGGAGATAAAAAGAATAATTTCTCCTTTCAATACAAAGTTCTTAAAGGAATTGCAGATGTAATAAGTGCAATTACTGGAGTTACTATTAATATAAACCCTCAGGTTAGAACAACTAATGTAATTAGAACTACTGCTGCGGGATCAGTATCTGCTGGTAAATATAGTGTATCATTTGGTAATGTAGGACCTGCAAATGGTACGGTAAAAGGCACTACCCTTAAACCATTTGAGACTATTAACTTTGATGCAGGAACTCTTAATAATACACTAGATACAATTGATTATGATGCTACAGGAACAGACTTCCTTATCATATATCTTTCTTAATAGATGTATTTTATAAAGTATAGAAATTACTAAAGAATATTATTATGTCAACTGAAATTAATTTAGGTGGTGGTGGTGGAGGTGTTGGTATCCAAGGGATTCAAGGGATTCAAGGTATTCAAGGACTTCAAGGTCTTGATGGTGCTTTTGCTGCACAAGGAATCCAGGGAATCCAAGGTACTCAGGGTGTTCAAGGACAGATTGGAACACAAGGAGCTACTGGTATTCAGGGTGCAATAGGAAATACAGGAAGTCAAGGAACTACAGGTTCTACAGGATCTCAGGGTATAACTGGTACGCAAGGAGCAACAGGAGTACAAGGAGCAACAGGAGTACAAGGTTTAACTGGTACCCAAGGAATTCAAGGTATTACTGGTACCCAAGGTCTTCAGGGAGTGCAAGGAACTGATGGTATTCAAGGAGCTACAGGAACAGGAATACAAGGTATCCAGGGAGCAACTGGTGCACAAGGAACCACAGGTTTACAAGGAGTTCAAGGAACTGATGGTTTACAAGGTGCTACTGGAACTCAAGGGGCAACGGGAACACAAGGTTCTGTTGGCTCACAGGGAATTACTGGGATACAAGGTACTGATGGTACTCAAGGTATAACTGGAATTCAAGGATCTGTAGGAACACAGGGATCTACAGGTACTTCTGGAGTACAAGGTACGCAGGGAATTCAAGGAATTACTGGTGCTACTGGAGCAGGTGGTACAGTAGCATATTATGGTTCTTGGTATTCTGATGTAGATCAAACTGCTGCTGCAATAGGTACAGCTTATGCAGTAACAGTTAATAATACTGTATATTCAAATGGTGTAAGTTTAGTATCAGGTAGTCAAGTTACTTATTCTACTACAGGTACCTATGCATTTAACTTCTCTATACAATTTTATAATAGTGGTGGAGGTGGTTCAGGTAATGAAGCAAATGTTTGGATAAGAAAGAATGGTGCTAATCTTCCTGACTCTGATACAAAATATATTGTGCCTTCCAATGCACCATATGTTGTTGCATCATTAGATTTTCTTTTTGATGTAGTAGCTGGAGACTATTTTGAAATTTTCTGGCAAACCAATAACACTTCAATAATTTTACAACAGGACGCAGCTATTGCTCCGGCACCAGCTATTCCTTCTGTAATTATTAATACATTCCAAGTAACTTATACTCAATTAGGACCACAAGGAACTACAGGATCACAAGGTGTACAAGGAATCCAAGGATTAACTGGTATTCAGGGAAATGATGGCTTACAGGGAATTACTGGTTTACAAGGTATTCAAGGAACTACTGGTATTCAAGGATCCCTTGGTATTCAAGGTACTCAAGGCATACAAGGTACTACAGGTGCAACTGGTAATACAGGTTTACAAGGTATTCAGGGTACACAAGGACTTGTAGGAGAAGGCGGTACTACAGGATTACAAGGCATCCAAGGTATTCAAGGTATTCAGGGTGTAGGTAATGTTGGTGCTCAAGGTATTCAAGGGATTACTGGGGCACAGGGCATACAGGGTATTCAAGGTTTGCAAGGAGATTCGGGAGTAGTTGGTTATTATTTTTCTGCATATGACACAACTAATCAAAGTGCAGGAGCTACAGGTACAGAAGTTATAATTTCTTTTGCAAGTAGTTATGGTTCTAACAGTGTATCTATTTCTGCTGGTAATACATTTAGAATTAATGAAGCTGCAGTATATAAAATACAATGTGAAGTACAATTCCAAAATAGTGATACTGTAAATGCAGCAAATGGAACATTATATGCAAAAGTAAATGGTACAGCACTTATTGGTACAGCAGTAAGAGAACATGTGCCCCCACTAACTGGCACTTCAACTACACTTGAAATAACACAAGCATTTAATGCAGGTGATACAATTCAATTTGCATTTACAGTAGATGATACTGATTTATCATTAAGAACAAATGTGGCAAGTGCTCCGCTACCTTCAGGTGCAAGTGCATTTGCAAATATTGTACAGGTAGCAAGAACATTAGGACCATTAGATGGTAACATTCAATTATCTTGGACTTCTGGTTATTTGAATCTAACGAATGGTACTGATAACCAACTTCCATTTAATAACTCTGTATTTAGTGTTGGAGCTGCATTAACTTCATCTAACTTAAGTACAACAAATGCAGCAGTTCGATTCTTATACACTGGAGTTTATATTGTGAATATGAGATCTCACTTATTTGATATGGGTACTAATATGACATTATCTACTACGCTATATACTTCGACAAATGGAACAGTATGGACTCTCTTGACTATTATTGGGTTAATGAGATATACAGGAACAAATACAAATCAGATACAAAATAGTAGTTTCTTGGTTCGTGTGACTTCTTTACCATTCTATATTCAACCTCGTCTAAATCCAAGTGCAAATGCTCCATTCCCAGCTGACTTAGGTGCACCTACGGCATTTAGTGTAACAAGAGTAGGAGATCTATAATATATTTTTTATATTTGTTGGTAAAACCAACAGTATGAATAATTTATGTCAACTAGCATTAGCTAACGGAGGATCAGTTAATTATTTAACAATTCCATCAAGTATAACAGAAGGGTTGGGTCTTACTAACCCTTCTGTATTTTATATGGATGGTAAATACTTACTTAATCTGAGACATGTTCAATATGCACTATATCATAGTGAAGGAGATCAGAAATACCAGACAATGTGGGGTCCTCTCTCATATCTAAATCCTGAAGATGATCTTACACTTAGAACTACAAACTATTTATGTGAGTTAGACCCAAATAATCTATCAATTGATCAGTATAAAAAAGTTGATACGTCTAACTTAGATGTAACTCCTGTTTGGGAGTTTGTGGGTCTTGAAGATGCAAGAATAGTTTACTGGAAGCATGATATCTTTCTTACTGGTGTTAGGAGAGATACTAAGACTACGGGTGAAGGTAGAATGGAACTATCTAAATTAAGTTCTGGTGCAACTGAAATTGAAAGACATAGAATAGAACCACCAACATATTCATATTGTGAAAAAAACTGGATGCCTATTCTAGATATGCCATTTCATTATGTAAAATGGACTAATCCTACAGAAGTAGTAAAAGTTGATTTAAAAAAAGCTAGTGCTGAAACTGTATACATTGTAGAACAAGATGTTACTTTTCCAAGAGATATTAGAGGAGGATCACAAGTTATTACATATGGTGAGCACCGTGTTGCATTAACTCATGAAGTAAATCTTTGGAACAATGAGCAAGGAAAAAAAGATGCTCAGTACTATCATAGATTTATTATATGGGACATGGAGTGGAACATAGTTGCACACTCTGATGCATTTAAGTTTATGACTGCAAATATTGAGTTCTCCTGTGGTTTAACATATGATGGTAAAGACTTTATCATTCCATTTGGTTTTCATGACTCTACAGCCTTTATTTTAAGATTGCCATCTGCAGTATTTAATAATATGTGTGGTTTGCCAGAGGATCATATTAGACAAGATATTAAAGGTAGTACACCATACAAATTAGAAAAATTTATTACAAATCCTTACTCAGGTAAATGTAACTATGATCTAGCTCAACACTATTATGAGTCTGGTCATCTTGCATCAGCAATGTCATTCTATATTAGAACTGCAGAGTTTTCTAAAGATGATGATCTAGTATATGAAGCTCTACTAATGGTTGCTAAATGTTTACAGAGAATTGGTAGAAGAAGAACTACTGAACTTGGTCTTTGGTTAAATGCTGTGTCATTTAAACCAGATAGACCGGAAGCATATCTATTTATAAGTGAGTATCATGAGCAACATAAGAACTATGCTCAGGCATATTCATATGCTATAATGGGTTTACAATATGCAGATAATGCCAAAGAGATGTCTAGTAATATAGGTTATCTTGGTAAATATCAGTTAGAGTTTCAGAAAGCAGTTTCTGCATGGTGGATTGGTAAAGGTAAAGAAGCAAGAAATATGTTTTTTACACTTGCTGATAATGCACATATAATGGCTGAACACTACCAAAGATTGGTACAGACTAACATTACATCTCTAGGATCAGGACCAGATCCCTTCTTAAGATACCACAAAGGATTTCATGATCAACTAAAATATAAGTTTTCTGGATCTGAAAATATTGAGAAGAACTATTCTCAGACATATCAAGATATGTTTATTCTAACTATGTTAAATGGTAAAAGAAATGGTACATACTTTGAAATTGGTGCAGCAGATCCATTCTATGGAAGTAATACAGCATTGTTAGAAGAGTTTGGCTGGACAGGAACATCATTAGAAATTAAAAAGGAAGAAGTAGATAAGTTTAAACAGTCACGTAAAAATACTATTGTGCATTGTGATGCAACTATGTATGACTACAGTAAACTTACAGGATACATTGACTACTTACAGGTAGACTGTGAGCCACCTAAAACAACTTTTGAGATTCTAAAAATGATTCCATTTGAGCAGTGTCAATTTGGTATTATTACATTTGAGCATGACTACTATGCAGATATTACAAAAACTTATAGAACCTTATCAAGGAACTATCTATTAAGTAAGGGATATCTTCTCGTTGCTACTAATATTGCACCAGATGATGCAAGTGCATATGAAGATTGGTATGTACATCCTAAACACATTGATTCAGAAATCATTAAGATTATGCTAAATGCTGATGAAACCACTAAAAATGCAGAGAAATACATGCTAGGAATGTTATAATTTTTTTGTATATTATATGTATGAAGTATATACATATATCACGCATTAACCTTTCAACTATATTACAGGTATGTCTTATTGTGATGTGCCTGTTCTTGCTTATGAGAAAACCTACACAGGTTTATCCAGTGAGTAAACAGAAGACTATTGAAAGAAGAATTGAAGGTAAAGAGACTGTAATTAAAGAGCAGGGAAAAATAATTGACAACAGTAAGTCAATTATTGCTGAACTTAATCACGGTCTTTTTGATTTACAAGCACAACTAGATGATGTAAAAAACTCTAGAGATACCTTCAATATTGTCCAGATTCAGGACACAATGATTCATGTATTATATAAAAGAGATAAAGAGAAAGATGCTATTATAGCAGCTCAGGATACTATTATTCAAGCTCAGAGATATATTATCAATGCAAAAGATACTATTATAGCAACTAAAGACTTTGATTTAAAAAGAATAAAGAGACAAAGAAACATTTCAATTTTATTGAATGGATTACTAACTACAGGAATAATTATCAAATGATGGATGTAACACAACTTATTCAGTGGGGATTAATAGCAGTAACAGGAGTTATTGGATACTTTCTCAGAATGATACACGCAGATGTAAGAAAAAACACTGAAGACCTAGGAAAATTAAAAGGCAAGATTGAACTTGTAGAACAAGAGTCCAGATTAAAATATCAGGCAATTCAAGAGCAAACACAGTTAGAGATTAAAAACTTAGCCAAAAGTGTAGCAGAATTATCTGATGCAGTTAAACAATTAATACTACAGAGATAATGGATACAACAGCAGTAGAAACAACAGCACCAGATTTTGGTGTATTTGCACAACTAGCAGACTATGGTCCGCTTGGTTTAGCAGTTTTAGCTCTTGGATATGTAGCTTGGATATTTATTAAAAGACACCTTGATGAATCTGCAAGACTAAAAGAAGAGCTTAAAGAAAAGAAAACAACAACTAGAAGAAAAACTAAGAAGTAATGTCATTTGGACCTTTTGAAGTATTGACTCAATATGGAGTATTAGGTTTTGCTGTTCTAGGACTAGGATATCTTTGTTGGATGTTCCTTAATAAACTAATTAAAAGTGAAGAGGATTATAGACAAAGAGTGGAAGAACTGGAAGGAGAATACAGAGAAGATCTAGAAAAGAAACTGGATGAAAGTACTGAAAGCTCAAAGAGTCTTAAAGAAACTGTATTGATGCTATTTGGTAAAAAATGAAAAAGAAATTACTTATAGTTGGTATACTATTTATTGCACTGGTAGTAATTCAAATATTCTCTAGTGGTACAGAACATGTAGTTGTAGTAAAAGATAATATACAACTTACCGGAGAAAACAAACAACTTACTACAGCAAACAAGAAGTTAACAAGTAGTGTAAAACAACTAAAGGCTGAGAACCAAGAACTGGTAGAAGATAAAGCCAATCTTGAGAATATGGTAGCAGAAGTTATAGGAGATTTAGATAGTACAAAGTCTATAGTTAAAGACATTAAAAAAGAACTAGCACATGAAAAAGATATTAATGTTAAGCAGTCTACTGGTGACCAGTTTGATTTTCAGCCAATCAAACTACCCCTTGAAGACGGTAATCAAAGGTGACAGTGTAGTTATCTTGACTATTAAACAGGCAGATGATATTAATAATATCTTTGAAAACCAGAAAGCTAAAATAGCAGCACTCAGACTTGAGTTAATTAGTAGAGATAGTTTAATTGCTGAAAGAGATACCTTATTACTTGAAAAAACAGAAGTTATAAACAACTTTGTTTTTGATACAGTAATAGCAAAAAGATTAGATATAATAGAACATTGGTTACTAGATGCAGGTATTAATTCTACCTGGATTTATTACTCATGGGAAGACTCAATACTATATGCTGTAGATTTGAGTCAATATAAAGTAAGAAAGGATGATTATACTGGAGATCTTATATTTTATAGATGTGAAGAAATAATCCTTCCTTATGAAGATCAAGTTCAACCACCAAAGGGATGGGAAACTGATATAGTTAAACCAAGGAGACCAAGGGTAACTAAGGTTCCTATAAAAATGTAAATATGAAAAAGTTTTTTAGAGAATTGATCTCAGACGATAACCAAATTAATGAACAAGCATTTGTAGGAGTAGTATCATTCTTTGCAATGGTATTTGTACTATTTGTTGATGTAATTACCGGCATCATTGGTAATGAACTTATCATTAAAGAATTTATCTTTGATGGATTCATGTTGCTTACCTTAGGTGCATTTGGTATTACAACTGCAGGAAGAATACTTAAGCTTAAGGAAAAAGTTAAAAAAGAAGAAGAGACTTCAGAAGAAGTAATAGATTAACCATATAAAATAAATAAAAATGCAACTAAGTAAAAATCTAGCATTGTCAGAAGTAACAAGAAGTGAAACTGCAAAAAGAAGAGGTATCTCTAATATGCCTACACCTGAGCACATTGAGAACTTTAAATTATTGGCTGAGAAAGTATTTCAACCAATCCGTGACCATTTTGGTGTTCCTATCCGTATTAGTTCAGGATACCGCAGCAAAGAGTTAAATACAGCTATTGGTGGCTCATTATCTTCACAGCATTGTCAAGGTGAAGCTATTGATATTGACATGGATGGCACAACAGTAACTAATGCTGAAATCTTTAACTACATTAAAGACAATCTAAACTTTGATCAACTTATCTGGGAATTTGGTACAGATACTAATCCTGATTGGGTACATGTATCTTATGATTCATCTGGTAAGCAACGTAAGCAAATCCTAAAAGCTAAAAGAGCAGCTGGTGGAAAAACTACGTATGTTCCATATAAATAAGTACGTATGAAGTTCAGAAATGGTTGGAATACTTATACCAAACAATGGGATAAGTTAGCTATTAAAGTAAGGTTCTCATTCATTGACATCTTATCTATTGAGATAGATGTGTCTAGAGACTTTTACCTTTTAACTATCTTAAATCTTACTATTAAAAATAGATAAAATGAAAAATTCAAAAGGACTTAAAGGAACAACAGATGCATTAGCACATTGTAAGTCAATGTATGCAAAAGGTGGATCAGCTGGTAAAAATCAAATGATCCGTTCTATGAAAAGTTATGAGATGGGAGGTACAACTCAATCAGCTGATTTAGGTGATGATCTTAAAAGAGGATGGAGAAAAGTTAAAAGAGCTGTTAGAAATACAGTTAATAGTATGAAAAATCCAAGTCATACCCCAACATTTAAGAAATCTAAATGTGGTGGCGCAGGCTGCTGGAACTAATTTTAACTAACATATAGAAATCCAGGTACTTTCTGTGCCTGGATTTTTCTTTTAAATATATTTTGTTTAAACAATTATTGTATATTTGTCTAAACTTAAAATATATAAAAATGGAAAACCAACATGTAGAAGAGCAGTTATCTGCTGAAGAACTAGCTCAAAGAAAAGAAGAAATGAAAAACTTTTATGATGAGTCAGTTCCTTATCTAGAATCACAAGCAAAGTATGAAAAACTACTTACAGAAATTGAAGAGGCTAGATTTAAAAGAGCTAATTATCAGTATCAGTTTGCTATGATGATGAGTCAAAGACCTGATATGGAAGAAGAACATGAGCAAGAAAATCAAACTTCAGAACCAAAAGGAAGGAAGTTGAAAAAATCATAAGTTATGGCACTTGTTAATCAAGTACAGAAACGTGTTAAAATGTCCAAATGGGATGTAGTTAAATTTCAGATTCTAACTCATTGTTATATTAACCGTATAACAATGAGTGAGTCTGATCTTAACTGTTTAACCTTGCTTAGCTTTAATCAACCAATTGAGCTAACTAGTTTTTGTTATGATGCTTCTGCAGAAGATGACTGGATATTCAAATCTCCACAGACTGTAAGAAACTGTATTAATAAAGCTGAGAAAAATGGTTTAGTCATAAAAGATGTTAATAATAAAAAGTTAATCATGATTAATCCAATAATTAAACTGCAGACACAAGGAACTGTATTATTAGACTATAAATTCTTAGGTAATGAATCCGAAGAAAGCAACTAAATATTATAAACAAGTAGCTGAGGATTTAAATATTGAAGAGTCTTTGGTTGAAGACTTTGTTGAATTTTATTATAAAAACATTAGGTTTTGCTTATCACATTTAATTCATCCAAGAATCAACATTGAAGGTTTAGGACATTTTGTAGCAAAACCAAGTTGGGTAAGAAGATCTATTAATAGAATATCAAATAGTTTAGATAAACATGATACTTCTACTTTTGGAGCTTATGCCAAAAAGATTAGATTAGGAGAAACTTTAGATCTTTTAATTGAACTTGAGAAAAAAATTTTTACTGAAGAACAAAGAAAAAAATCTTTAAAAGAAACCAAACATGAAAGCAGCACTAAAAGCAATCTGGGAGAATAGAAAAGGAATCCTAGAAGGTGTGAAAAACTCAATTATTAGAGATGAACTGGTAGAAGATATTGCAAGAATGAGATATGACATCTGTGATGAGTGTGAGCATATAGATAATAAAGGAAAAGAATGTGCTGTAAAAGGTACTCAACCTTGTTGTGCTGAATGTGGATGTTCCCTTCAATTTAAAACAAGATCTCTTTCTTCAGAATGTCCTCTTGGTAAATGGCAAGCAATTGCTACAGAAGAAGAGGAAGATAAACTAGATGAACTATGAGCATAGTATTTAATGCAGATGATCACAGCTACAAGAGTGTAGATCCCAATGATGAAATCAAATGGGTTAGTGTCACTACTCTACTGTCTAGTCTTAAGAAACCTTTTGATGCTAAGAAGGTAGCTGAGAGAGTTAGTAAGAATAAGAAGTCTAAATGGTATGGTGTAGATCCTAAAACAATTATTCAGATTTGGGATAATGAAGCTAACAGAGCTACAACACTAGGTACATTTTATCATAACCAAAGAGAAACTGATTTATGCTCACTTGCATCTATTGAAAGAGAAGGTGTAACTGTTCCTATTTTTAAACCTTATGAACAACCAAATGGTTTAAAGATTGCACCTGTGCAAAAACTTGATCCAGGCGTGTACCCAGAACATATGGTCTATCTTAAGTCAGCAGGCTTATGTGGCCAATCAGATTTAGTTGAAGTAGTCAATGGTAGAGTAAATATCATTGACTACAAGACTAATAAGGAGATTAAAACAGAATCATTTAAGAACTGGGAAGGAATGTCTGAAAAGATGCTTCCACCAGTAGAACATTTGGATGATTGCAACTTTAATCACTATGCTTTACAGTTAAGTATCTACATGTACATTATCCTAAAGCATAATCCTAAACTACAACCAGGCAAAATATTTATTCATCATATTACATTTGAAACAGCTGGTGAAGATCA